CCCTGTGCAGGGTCGTTAGTGTGACTATTAGGCGATATGTTAGTTCCTTGTATTCCATGATAGTTAGAAGCAGTAGCATATATTTTTTGCTCCATACCAGTAGAACCGCCATCTGTTATGAACCATAAAGTTGAATACCTGTTATTAGTAGATGCCATATAGATAACTTTTTGGTCATCACTATTCCATAGAGTACTTGAGTTAGTAAGTAGTCTAGGCATACCATTAGTTCCTGAACCGCTAGAGTCATACACACCTGTTTGTTGTCCGTAATCTCTAAAGTAACCTGCGTAATAAACTTTACCTTCGTCTGTTAACCACCATGTTCTACCTTCTGCATCTCCATCTTGGTTCATCATTATATGAACTATCTTCTTGCCATTTAAAGGAGAACCGCTAACTGCTGTTACTTCAGCAAAATCATTTCTAGAAGATGTGTTATTTAATCCAAGCTGACCTTGATCTCCATAACCTGTTGCCCAACACTTACCTGATTCAGTAATAACCATAGTATGTGTATATCTATAGCCACTACACATTACATACAATATTTTCTCTCCATTAAATACACTAGAAGGTACTCTTTTTGCGTAGTAATTTCCGTTAGTAGTTCCATCTCCTAACTGTCCATATCCGTTGTAACCCCAACTGTATAAATTTCCATCTATATCTACTGCGTAAGTTGAGCCATAATCGTAACTGCTAGTATCTTGAGTATGAGAGTGAGTAGTTACTATCTGTTTAATTTTTGGAAAGTTAGCATCTTTTAATTCAGATGTACTTTCGTCATACCATTTCATAGGACTTTGAGCAGGGCATCTATCTCTAGTACCTCCATCTCCCATTAATCCATATCCGTTATAGCCTGCAAACCAGACCATACCATTTTCATATAAGAAATATTTAATACCTCTATTTCCTACAACCTGCATAAGTTTTGGAAATCTATGAACTATGTTTCCGTTATCATCTAACATATCGCAACTATTGCCAAGCAAATCTGTAAGAAGATGAGCATAGTTAGTATTACCTGCAAGTGCCTGTCTTAACTTATAACCTTGTACTCTACTTCCTGCTGAAGGATACCATCTAGTTCCACTAGCACAATCTTGTCCGTCATATCCCATACCACCACCATAGGTATAATCATAACTTCCGTTATGCCACATATTACCACCACCCATATATTCTCTATTTGCTATAAATCCATATTGCCTATAAAAACCACCAAACCCTCCAAAGATTAATCCTCTACCTACTTTCTTCAAGTAATCAGGCAACGCCCATAATGATTCAGTATATGTATTACCAATCATATTAGCGTAGTTAGTAAACTGTAAAATACCTGCTGTCTTTTCTCTATAGTTATCTTTTATTGAAGTTAATGCGTTCTTCTCATTAAAGTCTCCACCTCCATAAGAAGGTACAAAAGCTCTATCTCTAATACTGAAAGTTAAAGAATCTCCTCCTCCGTTCTGATCTTCTAAACTTAATGTTTGTGGAGCATCATCAGGAACAGTAAAACTTATAGCTCCTCCATTAGTAACAGAGGTTGGGCTGACTCCTTTTTCATAACGACCACCTGTAAGAGTCGGGTTATAGTTTGAGTCGGCAGTATCTTTTATTGAGTAAGTTCTTTGGTTTGCAGGTAGTGTAAATGTATAAGTCTTTCCTTTTGAAAGTTTTACAGCAGTACCTTGTGTTGGCGATCTATAAATAACAGGGTGTTGCTGTCCTCTAGTAAAGTTAGTAGCAAAAATACCATCACTCATACTTGAATGAGCAGAGCAGAAATATCTTAAAACATACTGAGAAGCAGGTGTAGGAACCCATGTTACTGTTGCTCCTGCCTGACCTGCTGTTCCTGATCTTGTTATACCCATCTCAGCTTCAACAGCAACTTCTGGATAAGAACTACCTGTCCAGTGCCTAAAAGCAAAAACATGACCTGTATTACTAGCGTCACTAACATCAAAGATATATTGTGACCCAATCTTTATATCTAGTGTAGGTCTTTCAACAGTTCCAGAAAGACTACCTCCACTTATGTGAAACTGATTTTGACTTCCTACTTGGGCTACTGTAACTGTGTAAGTAATTGATTCATAAGTTTCTCTCTCATCTCCTAGTAGCCATCTGACCATACCAGTGCCAAGTGCATCTCCATTACCAGTAAAAGGAGCATAGTCAAAGTTTTTATCGTTTGGTAAATCTTGGTCTGGTTTTTCTATTACTTTTAAAGTTTGGCCTTTCTTACCTATTGGTAATCTTACATTTGCTATTCCGTCATTTTCTCTCGTTAACAAGTCGCCACTTGTTGTTAAGACATCAGCAGGGTTGGCAGGAATTAAAACTGTCCAAAGACTTGTATAACCTACTGCTGTAGGACTAAAACTATTTACATTATTATTTCCAGTACCTATAAATAAATATTTTGCATTTTGCCAATCAACTAAATCTCCTTTGTAGTAATTAGTTCCACTTTGCCAAGCTCCTCTGTAATTAATACCGAGTGCCATCAAATCACAAACACTGCCAAGATGTGTATTTTGAGGTGGTGTTCCTCCGTTTGCGTTTACATCTGACCTATAAACATAAGTTGAACCTTCGTAATAAACTACATCATCTTTTTTGTAGGCAGTGCTATTGTTCCACTCCCCCATGAAGTTAAACTTAAGTTTGCCTAAATCAATTTGTGCCATAATTAAATGTCAAGGATAAGAGTGCCAGTGGAGTCAAAACTAATAGCAGGAATACCATTTGAGTTTAGTATATCTTCTCCCAAGAAGAAAGCATGACTTGCCCCATTTTGGTAATAATCTTCTGTTTTGTAAACCTTTTGTGGGGATAATTGATCTCCTGCGGTGCTATATTCCAGTACTAACATTCCATCATCTTCACGTTTAAAACCTAGAAATACTGAAACTCTAGCTAAATTTTGAGCAATACCTTTTGCAACATTAGCTTCATCTCTATAACCTTTCGCTTCATTTGCAAAGCCTTGTGCGTCATCTGCGGAGTCAGATGCTTCTTGTGCTTTAGTAGTTGATGTAGTAACAGCAGATTGAGCATTTCCAATACCTGCGTCTAGTTGCCCTTTTGTAACAGCGTCACTTGCATTTGTTCCATCTCCTAAGTTTGTTATTTTATTACCGCCTGAATTGACTTCTCCTGTTAAAGGTAACGAGCCATCTCTCTTTAAAAATAAATCTGTATATGCTTTGTTTGCAACATCTGTGTCACTGACAGGAGCTTCTACACCACCTATTCTTTTTCCGTTAGCTGTTAGATGTTCTCCGTCTGGTACAATTCCTGCTGCTGCGTCATCTGCATTTTCTTGCTGTGCAAATAATACTTGTCTTAATCCTGTATCAAGATCAAGCTCTGTAAGAACTGAACCATCTTGAAAGTCAACAACTGGCAAACTAATATCAGTATTTCTTTGAAACTTAATCGCAACACCATTTGCAGGAGCAGTGACAAAAGTTAGTTGTTGACCTGTAATCGTATAGTCAGTATCAATAGTTTTGATTACTTCATCTAGTGTTACAGTTATTCCTAGAATGGATATGTATGAAAAGCTAATAGCAAAATTAACTTCAGTTCCGTTTCCTGTGTGATTAGTAAACGTGTTGGTGTTGTTGACAGCCATAGTTAGCTAATAAGAGACTTGGCAGCAAATTGTTCTAATAGACTATTTGAGCTTACTTCTACTATACCTTGGAATAATTTATTATTTCTATCTTCATCTCTAAAAAATTTATCTCTTTTTTCTTGATCTAATACTTTGCTGTTTTTTATCCACCACTCTTTAGCAGAAGTTTTGTAATCATTATGTATTTCTTGTAAGCCTTTTTTTAATATTTCTCTAGCTCTATACATTTGATTTATTCTGTCACTATTACTAAAATCATCTTTTGTAAGTTCATTTATATCTTTACCTTCTACGTTTGCAATAACAGCTTTTATATTAATATCCATTTCATTCAAGTCCATCTTCAAAGCATTACCTCTCATTAGCTGTACGAGAATATCATTCTCTTTTATATATCTGTCCATAGCGTCATACATTCTTAATTTCAATGTACCTTTTCTAAACTTCGCAGTATTGTAAATTAAGTCAGCAAGCTCTTCGCTATTCAATCTCAGTTCATTATCAAAGTTATCATCACTTAATAACAAATCATTAGGAGCAGCAAACTCTCCTCCTGTTTCTTGTAGTACCGATAGAACAGGGTCATTGTTAGACACAGTAGAGTATGTCCAACCATCTAACAATGGATTCCACTCGTCTTTACCAAAGCCAACAGGTATCTCTACAAACTTACCTGTTATGTGATTTTGTACTGGTCTTGCAAATCTATCTCCATGAGGAGTAAGACTTGCTATCTCATTAACAAGTCTAGTTGCAAATATCATAGGGTTATAATCTCCTTGGAATTGCCCTTTAGTTATTTTTTTATCAACACGAATATTGCCATCTCGGTTTTGTCCAAAAGCACCTGAGTTAATAGCACCTTTAATAAACTTACCTGTACCACTAAAGGGTACTGCTATTTGAGCAATCCTTCTAGTTACAAATGCGTTCATACGAGAAGGGTCTTCAAATAAAGGTATAAGTTCTGCTATGCCAGAAAGAAATGTTTTATCTACTAAGTTGTCATACATAGCAGCTTGCATAACCTGATACATAGTTTCTTTTTCTAACTTTTCTGCTTCTGTTAAAAATGGAGCTATTCTTGCAAAGTCAGCAGATAAAGCTAGATAACTAGCCCAAGGTTCAAGTCTTTTATAACTTACATATTTATATTTAACTTTTCCATCTGCTCCTCTTACATAGGTAACTTCTGAGTTTTCTCCTTTTTGTAAAATATAATCTAAAGGATTTCTTGATCGTCTTGAACCTTTTGTATTCAATGGGTCAACTTTTCCGTATTTAGCTATCTCTTCTTCAGTTGCAAGAAATCGAAAAGAATATGGTTGAAAACCAGTTGCGAGCATCATCTCTCTTTGCTCTTTATTTTTAGGTAAACCTCCTGTAATTGCTACTCCTGCTTCAGGGTCATTGATTGAGAAAGCAGCAGCTATACCACCCGCCCAAGCAGCACCACCTAAACGTGTTCGACCTATAGCTATAGCTCTTACACTTTTATCTTTTGATGCAACTTCTGCTAAATGTTCTTTAACAAATCCTAGTTCACTTATTCTTAGTTTTTTACCTAAAGGTGTATCTCCAAAAGCTGCAATAGGACTTGCTTTACCAAATTGCTTCATGATATTGATAGGAGTTCTTATAAAAGGAACTATCTGTCTAGCTAACGGATATTCGTTAACAGCATTTTGGAACTGTTTTAGATAATGACCATCTGCTAAATCTTCAGTAAATGTTGATTCTGCTGCATATTTTTGTGCATCTCTATATAGTTTTAAATTTTTCTTAGATAGCTTTCCTTCTACTGATTCTCTGTTTATAACTTTAATAATTTTGTTAAATTCTTTATTAACGTATGAGTTATATTCTGCTCTGTTAGCAAAAGTTTTTGTACCTCTCTCAATAGCTTTTTGAGTATCTTCCCAAATAGTTGCTCTTAAATATGACCTAAAGTTCATTTGTTTAAAGAACTCATCTTCAGCCATTAGAAACCTACTAGGTAATCCGTATGTATCCATAATTGCTCTACCAACTTGACCTCTAGTTCCTTCCCAAGATTCCATCATTATTCTTTCTGCTGACTTACTTTCAAGTATTGATTGACCTGCATCAACAATATTTCTATTAGCTCTAAAAGCAAAACCTGCCATTTTTAAAGACTCTATAGAAGTTGACATTAGGTATTGCAAATCTTTTAAAGCTCTCATTCTGGTTGCATTATCTTCTGCACCTGCAAATTTTGCTATAGGTCTTCCAAATGTATTTATTCCTGTAGATATTAGGTTGACTTGATGAGTTACAGGGTTTGACAGTATTGAATTTATAAACAGATGATTAGTTATTTTCATTACATCTGAACCCTTTTGATGTTTCATTATTATTTTCAGAGCTTTAGGATTAGTAGCTGCTAAGTGTAATCTTCTTACCACTTGCTGTAAAGCTTTAGTATCTCCACCATCTGCTAATTTTAAAATTGATTCTATATTAAACTCTCCTAAAAAGTCTTCTTCATCTACCATTTCTTTAGCAGCTTGTTTTCTTGCAAGCTCTACAGCTTCGTCATCTGATCTCAGCTTTAATATAGTCTTTAAACCTTTTTGTGGAACTCTGTCAGAAGTTACATTAGATAACGAGAGACTTCTTGATATTGGTGTAATAGCTCTTCGTTTAATATTTAAGACACTATCTAAAAATTTAAGAGTATAGGCAAAGTCTCCTTTTACAACATCATAGGCTTTGCTATCGAAGCTGCCACCTTTCTTCATATCAATCAAGCTGTCCATTTTACTAGCTAGTTCTCTGACAACGATTGCACTTTCGTTGACAATATCATTCATAGCTATGATTGCTACTTCTAAATCAATCTCTCCTCCATCTCCATAAGTTTCTACAAAGTCTGATAAGGCATTGATAGTATCTAAAGGTAGTTGAGTCCTTGCTTTTGTTTTCATAGACTTCCATGTTCTACTCTTTGGATTTATGCTTTGTTTGATTGCATCTCCTCTGGCAACAATAAAATCTACGATTGCTTCTTTATTTGCAAAAGCTTTATCTTTTCCTTGAACAGTAGTTTTAAAATATCTGTTTAAATCTTTAGCATTAAAGGTTCTTGTTATTTTTGACCCTTTTAATGGACTTCCGTATAATGTAGAACCATCTCCACCTAAATAATATTTTTGTAATTTTGGATTAGTTTTTAAATTTTCCATATATAGATTTAAATTTTCAATCAAATTCTCATCTTGCAAATCCATTACTGAATCGCCTATATCTCCTCCATCTTTACTAAGAATATTTTTTAATCTTGCTACTATACTATTTCGTTGTTTTTTATTTCCTGCTCTCATTTCGTACATCTTATCCATAAACAAATCAACCAGTTCATTACCTTTTTTACCTATGCTTTCTTTTGTATAGTCAGCAATACCAAAAATAACCTTACCAAACTGCTCTGCTTTTTTATCTAGACCTGAAGTTTTAATTGTATTCTCAGCAAATTGTTGTATAGCTTTTGAATTTTTACTTAATGTTGAAACAGTACCACCAATCGCTAACTCTCCAACTATAAAATCATTTGCCATAGCTCTCATTCTGGCTGCCATACGTTCTTCAACTGGTCTTAAAGTTCCGTCTTCGTTATATTCTTTTGGTGCTTGCAGAAAATCTACAATAGTTTTTGCAACGTCTGATCTTTCCCCTACCCAATTAAAAAAGTTTTCTTGGTAAGGGTCATTTACTGCACTTACTCCTGCACCTGCTATTCCATAATTTAATCTTTTAATACCTATTGATTTAGTAAATCCTCCTAACTTAGCTATCGGTATAAGGTATTGAGTTATTGTTTTAGCTGTACCATAGGAAAGACTATTTCTATCATCTTCAGTTTCGGTAAAACCTCCGATCATATTACTAAGAACGCTTCTTTCGTCTAGTGGTTTGTTTAAAGGTATAAGTTCAAAATCTTGTGTTCGATTACTGTCATATAAATCTCCAAGTATTAAATCAACTATGTCATCTCCTAGCTCATAAATATTATTGACATTTTGTATAAGACCATTTACTAAACCTCTTTCGATTTTTGATGCAAAGTTTCTTCTGCTTTCATAAATGTATTCATTTACTTTTTCTCTTTTTGATTTATCTGCAAGGATAGCTTCTTGTTCTTCTATAAATTCTTTTTGTGCTGCTGCAATAAAAGCATCATCATTTAATTTATCTTTTGTAAACCTACCTACTCTTTCTTTTTCTGTTTGAGATTCATTAACTGGACTTATTTTTTTTTCTGTTTCAATTTGATCTTTAATTTGGTTATCTTTAATATTTGCATCTATTGATTCTGTATTTAATACAGGCTTTGGATTAAGCTCTAGTTTCGGGTTAGCAGCAACAAGTTCTTCTTTAGCTATTTCAACATCTTGGTTAGCTTGTGTTTGTGGATTTAATTCTTCCATAGTTAGTCAGTTAAGAAGTCTTTGTACTTGCCTTTGTTGTATGTCTCCCAAGCTTCAAATCCATATTTATCATATAGACGTTTTGCAGCTATAACATTAATGATAGGGTCATATAGCTCGTCTGGGTCTTCTATTTCAAATAATGGTAATCTTTCTGGTAAATATTCTGGCAACATATTGATTTGCATTAGACCAATAGAAAACTCGTTTTTCCTTAATGGGTCTAAACCAGACTTAACTGTATCAGCATCACTATCTCCTGCTGATTCTGCCATAGCAACAGCACTCATGATTCTAGTTTCTCTATCATCAAAACCTACAGCCGATAACATTTGCTTAATTGTGTCTTGACTAAATCTTTGTCTTGTATCAACATTCTCTAAAACTTTACTTAGTCTTCCTACCAGTACTGCTTTGCTTTCTCTGGGCTTTGCTTCTGGTATGCGTATCTTCTGTCCAACGCTTAAATTGTTTGCCTGTTCTTCTGTAAAGTTATTAAATTTAATTATCTCTGGATAGCTAATATTTTCATACTTATCTGCTATCACACTTAAATTATCTCCGTCTTGTACTGTATAAACTGCTTGTTCTTTTTGCGTTGTGTCAGCCATAGCTATAAGATCGCCTTCTTTACCACCAAGGTTTTGTGGTACATCTGATACGACTTTTTGACCACTAGCTATTTGTATATCATTAACTGGTATCTGTTCTGATTTTCTTAAATCTTTAGGATTTACAATTTCATCTTTATCATTTGCTTTTATAAACTCATCTTCATTACCAGTATCACTAGGTTTCTCATCTGTAGTCTCATCTGAAACATTTGAATTATCAACATTTTCAGTATCCTCCTTGGGTGTTTCTTCCTTGTCTAATTCCTTATTATTACCTGCACCTCTGAAGTCAGGGTTCGATTCCATGTTTTGACCTTCTGTTGCACTTGTTGTAGTGGGTGGTATATCTGTTGTCTCTGGAATAACGTCTGGCTTCTCTTTAGACTTGAGGTATTTGTTGAACTCGATTCTGTCAGGCTCAGTTACATAATCAACTATCCCATATTTTTCAATCTCTTCATTACTTAAATCAACTCTTTTTAAAAACTCTTTCAGAGGTTTTACATATTCCAAATCATATTCTCCGTCTTTATTTTTATATGCGTTAAATATTCCCTCGATAGATATTTCATCTGCATAGTCATACTGTTCTTCAACATCTGCAAGGCTAGGTTTTATTTTTAAACCATTATCATCAATATCCGAGTTAGCATATAAGCTTCCAACTGTAAGTCTTAAAGTTCTTTGTGTTTCTTTCTGTTGTCTTTTATTCATATCCATAATCAAAGTTTCATTATCTATAAGTTCAGGGCTGCCATACTTTTGTAGTTGCCTATTGCTTTGGATTTGTAATTGTGCTTGGTCTTGTACCTTATCTCCAAAAGCTATAACCTCACTATCTGTTGGGTATCTTGGTACATCTATCTCGACTCCTTCTTCAGTTACTTGTAAATTATCTCCAAATAATCTTTTAGTTGTTTTGTAATCTCTAATTTTTCTAGGTATATTTAAAAGCACATTTTCAATTCTATCTAATTCGTCAGCGTTTAAATCTGATCTTTTGGTATATATTCTTTCTATATTGCTAACAATTTTAGAAGACACCCCATCAGCAAATTTTCTTTCTGCGTCTAGACTTGTATCTAAATCTTTTATTGATTTTCTTTTCCACTCTAAATCAGCATTAGTTTTAAAACTTTGCTCATAGGCAAGATTAATATATGCCATAGCTAATTGTTTGTTGTTATATTCTCCGTTATCAATCCTGTTTGTAATTAATTGTTTTTGTAACTCACTATCTATAGCAATAGTTTCTTGATTGTTTTTTACAAAAAGTCTAGTTTGTTTATCTTGACTTTGTAGTTTTCTTAATTCTGTTTTATCTTCTTCTGTAGGATTTTCTTTAGAAAGAATTTCTCTAGCTTTGTTTATGTTTTCACTTACCATTATTTTATCTTTGTAATCGTAATATCTATTTTCTGCTTTATCTATAGCAGTTAAAGCTGTATTAAGTTTTTTCCTAAACTCTTTAGTATTGGTAATTGAGTTTCTAGTATTTTCTACTTTTACTATTTTAAAACCACCTTTACCATCAGGTACTTTTTTTGTACCTAAAGAATAAGAAGGAAATAGGCTAGTAAATTGATTAAGAAACTTTCTTGCCTGTGCAAATCTATTTATACCTGCTTCTTTATTATTAGCCATTGTTACAGCAAAGTTCATTATCTGATCTGTATAGTTACCCATCTCCTTTGTAAATTCTTCTCCTACATATTGCTTTCTAATATCTTCTACAAATGCTTTAAGTTCTGATTTTATAAATGGTTTTTCTGCACTTTGATCAATAAAGTACGAAGCCATGATTTGATCTAGCTGTACTGCTCCTATTTTTTTTAACTTATCTACTTTGTATGCACTATTAACTTTAGCGTGTTCAGTTTGAAACGCTTTTACTCCGTCATCTATTTGATCTAAGAAAAAACTTTTAACGTAAAACTCTGGCATATCCAGTTGTTCTACTCTGACATTTCGTTTACGAGCTATATATTCTTGAACTTGAGGAGAAGAAAAAGGAAAGGCAGCTAAAGACTTTAACTCTCCGTCAGCAGGGTCAATAACTCTTGTTGTTTTTAATTCGTTAAGCCAAGCATTTTTTAAATTAAGTCCTAAAGCTTTTGACTTTGCTTTATAGAAAGCAGGAGCATACCAAGGGTTTTGACCTCTAATAAATTCTGCTTCCTCTTTAAGACCTTCTTTTGTTAGGTTGTTTAACTTCTGAGCTATCTGTCCTTGTGTTGTTTCTAAATCAATTTCTTTTGGATATAACAATTTTTCTGTAGCTGTATATCCATCATTACCTGCTCTTTCCCCTTCTGATTGTGCTTCTTTTATCTCAGCAAGTTTTACTTTATCTATTTCTCTACCAATATATTTCTGCAAGGCAGGTTCAATAATTGCTAAAGATTGTGCAACTTGAGATAACGTAGAAGTAGTAGTCGGGAAAGCAGCAACAGTGCTTTGCGGAACAAAGACATCTACAGGTCTAGTGCTTGAAGTAAATCCTCTTGATTGAACCATAGTTATAAAGCGTTAATTGCTTCTGCATTAGGAGCTATATCTAGATAACTCTTTAATCCAGTAGATGCTACACTAGCCAAAGTCGGTAATAAACCTTGGTATTGTTGTTGTGCTTGCATATATCCTCTATTAGCTATATCTAAAGCTTGATTTCTACGACCATCTCTTTGAGCTATTATTCCTTCTACATCTCTATTGTATTGAAATTCTGCTGATTCTAAAGATTGATTTAAACCTTCTCTGATAACTCCTGCCTGTCTTTCTGCATCTCCTAATAATATTCCTAATAATCTTCCTGACCTGCCTTCACTAGCAGAAATACTACCTTTAGCTTTTAATTCTTTAATGTTTGCTTCTAATTTTTTTTGTGCAGTTATAGCTCTGTCTTCTTGTAATCTTTCTGTTACTGCATTTTGTTGTGCGTTCATAGCAGCATCAGCAGACAAAGCAGTTCTTTCTGCTGCTTGATATGCGTAAGATGCTGTCTGTCTTGCCTGTTCATTCTTGGCTGCTGCTCCCATTACTCCTGTTACTGCACTTAAGGCCAAGGAAGCATTGAACAGATTACCTGCTAATCCAGTAAGACCTAAAGCTCCTGCTACAAAACACATTAGGCTATCCTCATGAATTGATAAAAAGGTTTTTTGTGTACACCATATTCTTTATGATACTCGATAAACTTAAATCCTAAACTTTCTAACCACTTCATAGCTGCTACGTTTTCTGCATATACAACATTATATAGAATTGTATATGATTTCATTAACTCATCAACCCATATTCTACCTTTTCT